CGAAGCCATGTATCATCACTCAAGATAAGGAGAAAAATGGTAGAAGTAAAACCTAAGTATAACGGAGAGCCTTTTGAACAAATGTTAAAAAGGTTTAAAAAGAAAGTAGATAGTTCGGGAGTAATTAAAGAAATATATTATAGAAAATATCACAGGAAACCAAGCCTCGCTAAGAAGGAACCTAAACCATCACCATGGCCAAGAAAAAAATAACAATAAGCGAGGAGCAATTATTAATAACGGATGAAGGAGAAATTATTAAAGCTAAACAGTTACTACGCACTAGTTGTAATTTATTGCAGTGGGATGGTTCATATACCTCAGCTAGTATACTAGATATATCTGAATCAGAAGAAGATTTAATAGTTATAGGAGGAGCACAAGGAAGAACTATAACGTGCTCATCTACTACTAAGTTTTTAGGATACAATAATAGTATATTCACCACAAATAAAACTCTAATAGGATCTGAAAATTCAGCTATTGTTTCTAGATACTTACCCATATATGGAGACGTAAATTTGTCAACTAAGCAATTAGATTATTTGAAAGGATCACTTAGCCATCTTCAGGGTAAAAGGCCTAACGCACACTTAGAACAAACACTTCCATTATCTTTATCCAAACTTAATAAAAAATCTCTTAAGATCATCGTAGAATATTTATTTAAAAATAAAAGAGTTCAACACCTAGATCAAGATAGCAAAGATATTCTAATTATTTTATTAAGTAGATTAGGATTATATTTTAACGGACAAACTAAACATGTAGCTAGCAATATAACAGGATCTATAGAATTAACACAATCTAAATCAAATATTAGTACTAAGCCTACTAAAAAAGAAAGTATAAGATTTATATCTGATTACAAAGGCAGAGCTTTAGATTTAACATTTAACAAAAATGATTGTATTTTAATTGGGAGTTTCTTATGTCCGATCAGTTAAGTCAACACGAATTAATGGAAGCTCAGATTTTAGCTGATCCAGTTTATTTTGCTGAGATGTACTTAAAATCCCCTTCAAATCCAAAAGAAGATTTAGTATTACGTCCTTACCAAAAAGCTATTCTACGAGATAGAACTCAAAAAAGAGTATTAAGAATGGGACGTCGTACGGGTAAAACAGTAACATTAGCAATAGAAGCTATATGGAAAGCGTATACTCACAATAATAGAGAAGTACTGCTAGTAGCAGGATATGATTCTCAAGTACAAACTATTTTTAATTTAATATTTAGAATGGCCAGAGATGCCTCAGAAATATCAGGATCTATTGAACGGACAAGAATGAGACCATATGAAATATGGTTTAAAAATGGCTCTGTTATAATGGGGTATGTAGGAAATAATGCAGTTCGTGGTAAATGTTTTCCTGCAAACACAAATGTTGTAATGTGGGATAGAACTCTTAAATCTATTAAAGACTTAGCAGTAGGAGACGAAGTATTATCTGTTAACACTGAAGATAGTGATGGAAAGTCAATAAAAGGAACAGTTTCTGCTGTCCATGATAACGGAGTTCAAGATATATATGAACTAGAAACTACTAGTGAAAGAGTAGTACACTCCACAGATAATCATAAATTTATGTGTCTGTATAGAGGATGGACTGAGCTTAAAGATATAAATACTCAAGAGAATAAAGATCATAGAGCAGATTTTGTTTCAGTTATTCATCCAGATGGCAGTTCTTACTGGGCGAGAGTTAAGCGTGTTAAAAAGATAGGCAAAGCAGCAACTTATGATGTCACAATTGACGACTATCATAATCTTGTCGTTTTTAATGATTATCCAGCTACTTCGGGAGCTGTTGCAACTGGAGCTAGTGTAGCATCGGGGCACACAGTGCAAGGAGATCATACTGGAGGATTCTTAGCACATAATTCGGCTAATGATTTATATATTGACGAGGTTGATTCTATTCCTTTTAATTCCCTAATAGAGGCAGTCATACCTATTGAAACTACCTATAAAGATACTACTTTAACTGTCTCAGGAACTCCTACAGGTAGACGTGAGTATTTTTATCAAGTATCTACTAATAAAGAAGAATTAGGATTTGGGGAACATCATTACCCTTCTATGGTTAGTCCAGAGTGGTCTGCTCAAAGAGAAAAAGAATTAAAGGTTATTACTCCAGTATCTCAATTTGAGCATGAGTATAAAGCTGAATTTGGAAGTGCGGCAGACGGAGTATTTAAGAATCATCATATAGATCAAAATTTATATGTATATGATTATAATGATTTAAAGCTAAATCCAAATAATCAATATATACTTGGAGTAGATTGGAACGAGTCTCAGTATGGTGTTCAGGCTGTAGTACTTGAAATTATGAACCAAGAAGAAGAGTTAATTCCGTATAATGATGGAGAATGGAAAACAGCTGCAGGAGAAATTATAAATCCAGTAAAGAAAAAAAATGTATTAAGAGTTTTTTATGCAGATAATGTAGACGGTGCGGAGTATACAAATATGGGCGCTGTAGACTTTATACTAAAATTAATGAAAAAAATTCCATTTAGTTCTTTAGTGTTTGATAGGGGACACGGAGAAGCAAACTATGAAATGCTTCGAATTTCTATTGATAAAGGGACAGGTCCTTTAGGGGCAAAAGCTACAGGATTAAAACATCAATTAGATAATATGATGTCAGTAGATATGGGTGGATCTTTTGAAATCATAGATAAAGTTTCTGGAAAAACAACTAAAGCTTTAACAAAAAATGTTATAGTTAAAAACGCTCAGTTATTAAATGAGGAAAACAGACTAGTAATTCCAGCAGTTAACAAAAAAGGGAAAACTGTCGAAAATGACGAATTAAAACTTATAGGGCAAATGAGAGGTTATGTAGTAGCTCGTTATGGAAAGACTGGAGAGATATATGAATCTACTGTACGAGATGAACTAGATCATAGACTTGATGCTTTCATGCTAGCGATACATGGATACATGCTAGATACATCTCAATTTCATAGATGGGATTCGGATTTAATTGTAGATCAAACTGATACAATACTATCCACTAACGCTAAGCCAGGATGGCGTTCTAAATTTAAAGAGCAGAATTTACCCTCAGTTGAGAATAGGAATGGCATAACTATATATAGGCATGGAGATCATGCCGCTCCAGGGGAACCAGGAGAATACACAAGAGATAAAAATGGGAATTTAAAAAAGGTTGGAATTAAGAAACAAAATGAAACTAAAACTTTTAAGCACAGTTCAAGAAGTTTAATTAATAAACCTAAGAGAAGATTTTAATGAGTGATGATGCATATAATAGTCAGCTAAGCAGCGAGATAGATTCGTTTTTTGATAATCTTAGAATAACTGCAAGAAAAAGAAGAAGGCAGTTACGTAAGATGGGAGAAGACGGACTACTAACTTATTGTGAAGATTCCAACGGTATGACTTACAATGAGTATCAAGATAAAAAATCATGTAAAGCTGCTGGATATAAATGGCGAGACATGCGACCTCTAGGAGATAGGCTTAAAGAAAAGTCTGATGCTTGGAAGAAAATAAAGAGCGCTCCTGATAGGCATCTAGATCAAATTAAAGAAGATTTAGTAAGAAAGATGCAAGACTTATCCAAAGACTCTAATCCTAGAGTAAATCTAGCCCACAATAGTTCTTTTGTAGAAATCCCATATAAAGTATTTAGAGAAGCTGCTGAGCAAGGAAGAGATTGGATGGAATTTGATTATGATGCAAGTGATCCATTTAGATTTCCGAGACCCGCTCAAAAGAAAATGTTTAGAGAGGATGATCCAATTTCTGTTGATTTTACAGAAGACGCTAATCTCTATATTGGTATTACAAAAACTAGTATTGTGCATGCTGTTACTAATAATATTGGATCAGTGGATATGGCAAGAGCTCACAATGGAGATCGTAGCCTTACCGCTGCATTTTCAATGGGTATTAAAAAAGCTAAGTTCTCTCACCCTGCTAATCCAGGAGATAAAGGAAAATTAAGAGTGTGGTTCTACACTATGCCTGAAAAAAATGAGGCAATTCCTAAAGATGATTTTACACAATATGTTCCTGTTGATATGACTAATACTAATTATGATAATCAAAATATTTGGATAGGAAGATACATAGATCCTGATGCTGTATCAGCAGATGTTGCTTCTACCTTTATGGAGTATTGGAAGGGTGATATGAATAATGGTATGCAAAAAATGAGTAATAGATTTGCTCAAGACGTGCTAACTATGACTCAAGAAGAGATTTTTTCAAGAGAGTTTTTCTGCTGTGTTTTCTTTGAAATTATTTCTGGAATACCTCATTTAAAAGATTATCTAGGAGAAAATTTAGGATTAGATCCAAATCATTTAGAACAAGTTTATATATGGTGGATTGAACAAAAATTAAAAGGAGAAACAGATCCGGCTAAGATTGCTAAGCTAGAAGCAGAAAAAGCAGAGTGGGAATCAAAAGAGTATAGTATAGAACAGTTTTTAATTGATCTAAAAGGCGATATTGCTGAGATTAAAAAATGGGTTGAAATTATTATAGGCTTATATACTTCTCAAGGAATGGGTTTTAGTTTACCTGGCTTAGGTATAAATATTTTAAAGATTTTAATTAATGCAGTTCATATGACTTTACACTTCTTAATAGATGAAGTTCAAACTGAAGTTACTAGAAAAATATTTGAATGGGTTGAGGAACGAAAAGAAGAAATAAATGAATTTGTTAAAGAAGAGTTAGAAAAACAAGGATATTGTGATGACGATGAGTGGACAACCAAAACAAATTGTGAAGAAAATGGAGGAGTCTGGACTTATGCCGGTAATTATAAAACTGCTGCAGCGCAATGCTTACCTTGGGAGCAACTAATTGTTCTCTTAGCAGAAATGTTAACCGGAGAAGGTACAGGATTATTTGATCAATTAAGAGGATATGTTGATAGAATGAAAAGAGCAATGATGCTTAGATCTAGAAATATGGGACTTCCTGCTTATCAGTTTGAAGCAGAAGCCCAAAAAGATAAAACATTAAAATTCTTATATGGTTTGCTTGATATTTGTGATTGGCTTTTAGCTTTAAATGCAGACGCACTCACAGTATGTGGAGCCTACTCTAGAGACTTATCTATGCTAGGAGAAGATACTTATGCTGATGCAGTTACAGATACTTTGGGCGGAATAAATCCATCAACAGATTCTATTACTACTGGTTATAGCACAGATGAACTTATACCTCCTTCTAATAGTAGGCTTGCCGGTAGTGGGAGTTCTGGAGATAATGTAAATGTTTCTGGAAATCATCCTACGCAGTTCTCATCAACAACAAAGATTGACATAACTGGTAATATAGTCGACCCTATAGGATTATTAGTATATAGAACCGATGCAGATGTAAGTAAGTTTTTCAATCAGTACATGGGACTTTCTCCAGAAGAAGCAGCTGAAGCAGTTACATCCGCTAAAAAAGGAGAATGTTTTTCTAAAATGTCAAAAGAGGATGCTGACAGATTACAAGAAATTTTAAATAATGCAGGGGTGAAAATTTAATGGCTCAAAGAAAACGATCAATATTAAACCCACTTTCATGGTTCCAAGGAACTGATACTTCTTTAGAAGAAAAAGTGGAATCAATTATAAATAGAAGAAATCAATCTATGGAAGCTCCTGTAGAAGGAGGAGCTTTTGTTAAGGATGCAAAGTCATTAAGTGTTGCTAATATTTTGGCACAGCTAAAAGCAAAAGTATTATCTGCATTAACAGGAGGAAGCAGAGGAGTTTACATAAAACCTGAATGGGATTTTAGAAAGGTAGCTCTTGCTTTTTCAAATGAATCTATTTTTAGAAGAGCTGTAGAAAAATATGTAGAACAAATTAGAAAACACGAGTGGGAGTTTGTTGGAAATAATCCTTCTACTGTGGAGTATATTAGAAAAAGATTTGATCAAATGGCTACAGTTACGAATAAACCTACATCTGAGTTATTTGATGAGATTGCTTTTAATTTAGTTTTGTATAGTAATTCTTTAATTGCTAAACAACGAAATAGAAGAGCTTCTGGAGGAAAAGAAAGAACAACATTTGATGGCTATAAAAGAGTACCAGTTGCTGGTTACTTTTGCGTAGATCCTGCTACTGTCGAGGTAGACAGAGATGACTATGGCAATGTTAGAAAATGGAAACAAATAAGAGAGGACGGTTCAGTAGTAACTAGATTTAATAAAGAATTAAATGCGGATACAGCAATAGAATGGCCAGCTTACAATATGATTCATGTTAAAGACAAAGGAGCATCTCCTTCTAATTATTTCTTTGCAATGCCCATGTCAACGCCTGTGATAGCAGACATGCAAGCATTAAGAGAATTAGAAGAACTTTTATTACTTGAATCTATAAAAGTAGCTGTTCCTAAATTACATGCAAAAGTTGGAAATAAAGATCAACCAGGGACTCAAGAACAAGTAGATGATTTAGCTTCAACTATTAGAAATTTAACAGGCGATGGAGTAATGATAACTACTGAAAGAGTTGAGATTGAAGATGTCGCTAAAGCAACAAGTGCTAATAATATATTAACCTCAGCTTTAACTTATTTTAGGGCTAGAGTATTAGCAGGATTAGGAATGTCTGATGTAGCAATGGGAGCAGGAGATACTGCTAATAGAGCAACTGCTCAAGTAATGAATTCAGAAATTCAAAGTACATCTGCTAAGTTCCAAAGAATCATTAAAAAAGCAGTAGAATTTCATATGGTTAAAGAATTATTGTATGAAGCAGGGTTCACAGAATTTACACTAGGTCCTGATAATATGGTTGAACTTTCTATTCCTGAAGTAGCATTACAGGAAAAAATAGCAAGAGAGGCTCATCATTTAAATTTATATTTATCCAATGGAATAACTCATTCTGAATTAAGAAAAGAGTTAGGTAAAGATTTACTAGAGGGAGTACAAGAAGATGATATGTACTTAAATAGAGTTTCTATTCCTTTAGCAGAAGCAGGAGGAAATGATTCTGCTCAACAAAATGCATCAAGTAATACTTCAAGGCCTTCCAATCAGCATGGAAAGCAACTTGCTAAACCTAAAGTATCAAAAGATAATTATCAAAAACTCTGGGATAAATGTCTTTCGGTTAGGACGAGAAAGCAAGTAGATAAACTAATCGTAGAATCTAACTTAGACCCGTATGACATAACTATACTGCAGGTAATGATATCTAACTATTTGAATACCTATAGCTTAAAAGACACGGTAAAGTTTGTATTCTCTGCTTTAGAGGATAGGCTAACTGGGAGTATCAATGGATAAAAAAGAATATGCTGAATTTAGATGCCCTTCTTGCGCATCTCTTCTTTGCAAGTATATGGATGTTGAATCTCCATCGGCTGTAGAGATAAAATGCCAAAAACGAGGCTGCGGGAACATTGCTATTAGAGCAAATTGTGTTCCTACTAAACTAGTTGAATTAAGGTGCACGCACGTTGATGATAAAAAATCAGAGAAGTGGGGAGCACCTACTGTTTGTAATAAATTATTATCTAAGATTATACCAGGAAGTGACGTTGAAATTAAATGCCCTAGATGCAAAAAAATAACTTATAGTAAAGAACAATTTCCAGAGTTATTATCGGAGGAAACTTATGAGTAAAATGTTAAATTCTTTTTCGGATGAGCAAGTAAATAATGCAAGTGATAATCATACTATTATTTCAAGTTCAGGAAAAGAGAAACCAGAATCGCTAGTAATCACAATAGATGCGACACATGCTGGTTATAAAAACAAAAATTTCTTTTATTATGATCCACAATCTATGAAGTATGCAGTACATCAAGATACGTGGACAAAACCTTTCCCAAAACCATTGCTTAAGAATCATGATCTTGATTCTGAACCTTTAGGTAGAGTTCAAGCCGCAAGATACATTGACACAATGGACGGGAAAGGCTACACTCAACTTGACGTTAAAGTAACTGATAGTGAGGCTATTGATAAAATTTTAGATGGTAGATATTTAACCGTGTCAACTCACGGCGCTCCTATGAAGGACGCGGATTTAAAACATAACTTTGTTCAATGTTCTATTTGTGGAACAAATTTAAACAAAGATGAATGGTGCGGGCACAGCAGAGGCCAAGTTTATACCGATGAAGATAGTGGCGTAGAAGAAGTATGCTACTGGAAAGTTGGAGCTATGGACTACAAAGAAGTATCTATAGTAAATAATCCAGCAGATAACGATGGAACTACTGCTGCGCAAATTACTGCTGTTTCAATGATAGACGGAGAAAATCCGGCGCTTGGAGCAACAGATAAAGAAGAAAATAAAAATTCAAATTTTTTAATTTTTAGAGATTCAGATGTAGAATATGCAGATGAATCTTTTTTAAATTTAGAAGATAAAAAATCAGTTGTTGCTAATTTAGCTTTATGGGATTCAGTTGGTCAGGATGCTGAAAAGTATGTAGCTAGTAAGGGTCTTATACTTACTGCTAACAAACCTTTTAAAGGCGATATACCTGGCGATACAGATGGTGATTTAATTGCTGAAGATGATTCTAAAGCAGGATATCCACCTAACTGTAAACCTGGATATAAAGTAGCTACTGTAGATGGTAAGAAGAAATGTGTACCTTCTGATAAAGGTAAAAGCAAAACTTCTTCCAAAAAGAAAAAGTCTTCATATGATGCTGAAGTATTATTAGAGGATATTCTAAATTTAAAAGAATCAGAA